AAATTAAATGTTTAATTCCTTCTTTTGGTTTTGTTTTATCAATAACAATATGATGATAAAGTTTACCATCAATATACCACTTTCTAAAAGTATCATAACCTGTTTTGTTAAAATCTAAAAGTTTTACAATCCTTTTGAATTCATCAGAAATCTTTTTCTTGATTGCATCACTTTGTTCTAGTTTTTCTAAAGACAGGTTTACTGTAGATTTTCCAGTTTCATGCAAAACGGATTCGTTGATAACATCTGTGATAGCTAAGTCAACTTCCTGTGTCATAGCCATCTCTCTATACTTTTGAATTAAAAGATTTTCATCCTTTGCATCAATATCTGTATTGAGATATGTTCCTACAAATCCTCCACCTTCAACATAAGTAATTGCACCATCATCGTTCTCTGGTGTTACAAATGTTTTCTGTGTTTTCTTTTTTGAAACTGAAAATCCAAATAAGTCAAAAGCCATATTACTATCCTTTGTTCATTATTAAAATGAAGGGGGAGAATAAACTCCCCCTTATCAAAAATTTATGTAATACTAATACCGCCAGTACCAATACTAACTCCAACACCACCGATATTACCAGAAACTTGAAAATCAACATCAAGACCACTACCCTGACCCAAAGGCTCTGGACTAAAAGTACTATACCAATTATTTACTGCGAAAGTAACTTGAAATTCTTCGACAGAATCATTGGTATCAAAACCAAGATCAATTGCAGCTGTATTTGTTGGATATATATCTTCCATCGTATACGTTGCAATTACTGCACCTGACCTTGACAACTGCTGAACTGTAGCAGCACCATAAACCTCCGTTGCATTTACACTTCTAACAGGGTTTCTATGACCTTGAAGAAGTTGCATCCATTTTTCAAAATATGACCTTGATGACCATTGACCATCATTGAAAACAGTCAATGTCCAATCTTCAAAAGTTCTGTCGCCAGGAACTTTCAGTTGACGGCCTCGGTAAGGAACATCAACATTTCCGATGGTAGAAGCAGGAATACTTGCTGCTTTTCCCAAGAATCGAAGATTAGCACCACCAACAGGACTTCTATCAATACGAACACTAAATTGGTTAGGTCTTACACCACCTTGAAACTGACTTTTAAAATCTGCAATATTATTCATTGTTTTACTCCTTTATTTTAATATATTTATAAGACTTAACCACCAATTTCTGAGAAAGATACATCAGAACGAGCAGCAATAAAGTTAAGTTGAATGAAGTTAATAGACCTGTTTGGTTTGATATAAATATCACCAACAAAATTATTAGTATCAATAACCTGACCTGTATTGTTTGAACTATCACAAACTACTTTGAAGTCTGTGAGTCCTCTACGTCCCTGTACTTCCCTCAAAAAAGGAGTAACAATATTAACAAATTGTGACCTTGTGAATTCATCATTGAATTCAAACAACATTGCTTTAGCCGCAACAGCAATTGCTTTCTCAAGAACAATGAATAACCTACGAACATTAATACGATCAAATGCTGTTGGTGTAATTTGCATAGTTCTATCACCAAAAAGAATAACACCAGCACCCTGTTGTGTCGTAATAGGATTAATACCTAGTTGATAAATCTCATCACGATCTGGTTTTGTTGGTTCCCAAGAAGATTTTACAATATTTTTAATTACACCTCTTGTCAAACCAGCAGGTGACCACCAAGCATCATTCGTGAAATCAGTTCTTGCACAAAGACCAGCAATGTCACCGTTCATTGGAACATAAACAAAAATGTCACGATAACGATCATATTGATATTTCCATGCACCATCCATAATAGCATAATTAGAAGAACCGAGTGCAGTACTATCTGCTTTAAGTGCAGTTACTGCTGCATCGTTACTAGCAGGAGTAACAACAGATGCTCTGTTAGGAGATACAAATGCAACACAATCTTTTCGTTTTGATGCAATATTGTCAATGATGTGACTTCCAACAACAGTGCTACCAGCACCAGACATTATCAGAGTAACATCAACAGTATCAGCATCCACATAAAGATCATATGCCGCTGTTAAATCAGCATTAACTAAATCAGAACCATCAAGACCGGCAGTTAAACTACCACCAATAATCTGATCTGCTGCAGCAGCTGCATTTAATCTTTTAAAAGTTGTACCAGATTTACTTGCACCTGCATCAGCTGCTGGAGAGGCATCAAGTGAAGATTCGGTAATTTTATTTCTGGAACCTAACCAAATATACTTTGATTCATTTCTCAAAACATTTCCTACATAATTTGATGAACCATTAAATTTTTTCGCATCAATTGCTTTACTTACATAACCATGTGCTTCTACTACTTCTCCAGGCTCACCCGTAAACAAACCATCCTCATCAATAACAAGAACGTGCATTTCATCATTTGATCCACCAACAGAAGCAACGTCAGCAGATGTTGCAGGAGCACTGTCAAAAGATGCTAAGAATAATTTTTGGTCTGTTGTTCTTGCACCTGCTGCTGTTCCTTCGGCTGTTGCCCAACCTGTTCCATCTAGTGCAATCGCTTTTAAACTATTTCCTCTTACGCCGGGATATTTGGCAATGAATAATGTGTCACCAGCTGTTAAAGCACTGAGATCACTTTCATAATCATCTCCATTTTGTACAACTGTACTATTTGTTCCAGTAAAACCAGCGTTATCATCTCCAACTACAGAGTTTCTTGCATCGTCTTTAACATTTCTAACTACCAAAAGATTATTTGAATATGCTAGGTAATTAGCAGCTGACCAAAAATGTTCAAACGTATTAGTGGTTGGTTCACCGAATGTTTTTACTAAATCATTTTCTGTTGTAATTCTTACTCTTTCTAAAACTGGGCCCCATTGAAATTGACCCGCTACTGCACCAATACTTGTTGCAACATTAGGTACTACAGTAGTTAAATCTCTTTCAGTAACTACTACGCCTGGGCTGACTTGAAATGGCATTTTAATTCTCCTTTACAATTAATTACATTTTTTATATTAATATATTTTTCATCAATTGCATAATTTAATTTACTGTTTCCCATATTGTTCCATCTGAATCTATCTCATATTCTTTCTGATTTAATCCATTATCAATAACACCAAAAGGTGTCGTTAAATCTTCTAATTGATTCATTTGATTTTGATATAAATTATCTCTTATATTTTGATTACTTAAATCTTTAAAATATTGTTGGTCTATTAACCAAGCAAATAAAACTAATGTGATGACCAAATCATCATTAGTTCCCTCTTCGCCTGAAAAGGATTCACCAATAGCAATAAAGGTTGTTAGTTCTGTTATAATATCATAATCATTAAATAAAAGTTTATTTTCTTCAATTAGTGATTTTAAGTTTGAACAACCCAACTTTTTCATTGTTTTGGTTGTTCTTACACCAAATGCAGATTCTCTCTTAGCACCACTACTTAATTGCTGTCCATGCCTACCATACCATGATGTTGAATATAAATGCTCATACTCTAAATCATGGTGTAAAACGTCAGCAACTTGAGAACCAATGTCATTTATTTCTACTAAAACATATGCATAATTATATCTCTTTCCAATAGTATTTATAATATTGGGAAAGTGTAGGGGTGCGACGGTGTTATTTCGGTATTTAGCCACTATTTTGTACGGAATTTCGGTAATATCAAACACCGAAAAGGCGGAATAGTCCTGTCCTTGACCTCTAGCTACGTCAACGGTGATAGTATATGTATGTCCATCAACCGGCTCTTCATGTACGTCTAACCCATCTCTAGTGAATAATGGTGCATTATATGACATTTCTTGCAGTCTTTCGGTAGAAATCAGAGTATTTGTAGAACCTAAAAACTCTGCTTCATACTCCTGTCTGAAAGCATCTTCACCAATAGTCGATACAGTTCTCTTATACCATTCGTCATCTCGGCCCGGAACATTTGACCAATGAACCTTGAAAGGAAAAAATGTATTATTTCCCTCTTCAGCATCATTCCAGAATTTATAGAATAGATTAAATCCGTTTGGAGTAGATACAATAATAACCTTTGTTTCTTTACCAGACGAAATTGTAGGGTAAACTGAGCGAATAAATTCGTTTGCAATATGTCTCTGAACATGAGCAAATTCATCTAGGAGAATACAAGAAAATGAAAATCCACGAATAGCACTTGAAGATGTGGAAGAAGCAATAACTTTACTTCCATTCTCAAGTTCCATAGAACCTTTATTCCATTCTCTTAAACCTTGCTGGAGAAACTTTGGGAGATGCTGATAGGATGTTTGAACACGGCCGAGGATTTCACGAGCAGTGATTGCCTTGTTAGCTAGAATACCAACAATTTTTTCTTGATTAAAAAGAATATAGTGTAATAACCAACCGATAGTAGTTGTAGTTTTACCAACCTGTCTACCTGTTTTTACAATGACATTTCTATTTTCTGTTATAGCGTTTACTAAGTTTTTTTGAAAATCATACATCTTAAAAGGAACAAGGCCTTCATCAACGTGCACAATCTTCACATAATTTTCTAAAAAATAGATAGGATCATCTTTACACTTAATGTATTCCTCTATCTCTTTTTTAGTAAACTTATGTGGTACACCTAAACCTTTTAAAAGGTTATTTCCTAAATAGGAATTATCTTCTGGCATATTATTTTTTCTTTTTCATTTCAAGAAGTTTTTGAAGTTCGGAAGTGCTACCAATGAAAAGATTATTTTCATTCTTCGTAGGTTTATTTGTTCCTTCTACTTCTTTCTTGGTTTTTTGTAATATCAAAAGTTCTTTAGTTGTTGCAGCTAAAGAATTCATAAGTTGGGTTGCAACCTCAAATGCTCTAGGTTGTTCACCTTCTTTTGCAATAGCTAATAATTCTACTAGTGCTTCATTTCCTTTTTCAATAATGTTATGATACTGATCCCTTGAGAAATCATAGTCACTTGTTAAGTCAGTAGTTGTTGTTTCTACTGCTGGTGCTTTCTGTATTTCTTTAGGTTCTTCAATATCAATAATATCATCTGCAATATCTAAAATATCATTCAGTTTTTTTACAGTTTCTTTTTTCATAAAATCTCATTAAGGATTATCAACTAATATAACATCAAATACTGAACCAGCTGCACAAGTGTTTCCTGCTTTTCCCTGAATTTCAATATCTGTTTTTTCAGGAAATCTAAGAGGAACAGGATAATCATATGTAACTGGAACACCAAAAGTTCCAAACAATCCTTTTGTTAAAAAAGCACCACCAAATTCTCTAACAACTAACTTAAATAATACATCTGTATTTTTAGAAGGTGATGCTTGAAGTTTCATTAAGTAACCAGTTTTTCCAGCTGGTACTGTGTAAACTGCCATTAAAGTCTGTCCGTTTCCTTCCAATATCTCTGCTCTATTTGCACCATCAATTTGAATCTCAATTTTACCAACATTAGTAGATTGACCTGTTGCTGGAACTTTTACTAATGCTCGATACACTCTAAAAAACAACTGTGTTCCAGCTGAACCACCTATTGTAATATCTTCTTCTATAGGAAGATAGTTTGCATCTAAACCCTGTATATTGATTACTGCACCATCATCCGATGAATCATCACTTGTTACTGTTGCAATAGTTGCGGTTGATGCATATGTATAAATACCACCAGCATTCCAAATTGTATGATATCCACTACCAACACCTATGTTTGACGAAAATCCAAATTTATTAATATGTGAATAGCCTGTAAGTTCTCCAGCAGCAATCGGAATATTAGCTGAAGCACCAAAACTATTAGAAATATTACCATCCTCATCAGCAATCATTACTACTTCAAAGTTGGTAGTGTCCGGCGGCCTATACGATTGTTGGTCTATTCTCCATTGTGCCATAGTATTATTCTCCTATATATCTCCTATAAATCAGTTATTGTTGTTGTAGTATTTCTTGGTGCATCATCAGGGTCAGCAGTTTCTGGGTCTGGTTTAATATCAATATTAACTAACTGAATATCATCATCATTAAAACTTGTTCCAGAATTAACATCTACTTCTCTGATTATTCCAATATCAGATGTTGGGCCATACAGATATCCTTGGACTGTAAATGATAGAGTATGAGTTAAAGACCTTCTAGTAAGAAAATCACCCTCATAATCATCCTCTGTTGAAATGCCGTTTAACACAATAGGTATGTCTCTTTTAATACCAAGTGTTTTCATTTCATTTAGAGTAACATGATACTCTGGTGTAAAATATGGTAAAATCTGTTCTAGTATCTGAGCTCCATCATCACTATTCTTAACCATGATAGATAAATCAATCTCAAAGTTATATGGTACAGGTGTATAAGCTGTAACTAAAGTATTAAGATTAGCATCAAGATTTGATTTTGCTGTTGCAGTTACACCACCTGCTGGTGCATCAGCTATAGTAACAGTCGGTGTATTTTCATATTGTGTTCCTGCAACATCAAGGGTTATAGAAGTTACAACACCTTCGGTAATCGTTGATGTAGCCGTTGCTGTTATTCCAGTTGACGATGACGGAGGTGCTTCAATTGTTATTGCAGGTGCTACTGTATAACCAGAACCACCATTTATTATTTCAATATTATCAAGATTACCAAGAGGTTTTATTTCTTTTATTTTTTTCGTTGTCTGTAATTTTCTTGTTGCATCATACGTCATTGTTATTATTTCAAATGACAATCTTGGAAGTTTAATACCAACAGTTTCTTTTTCTTCATCAATAGGCCCTTCTAATTTTGTTAGGTATTTCTGTGCAGGGCCATATGAAATAGGAACTTTAAATTCACTTTGAACATCACCGTCTGATTCTACTCTCTTTACTTTTATATCATTGAATACTGTACCAAATAATATAACAATATTTCTGATATTCTTATTGTAAAAATATTTTCCAAACATTATAAGTCTCCCTCGCTCCACGGATCAACTTCACTGAAATCTAAAATATTATCTCCATCAGTTTCAAATATTTTATTATCATCATATTCAGTAGATGAACTAACTTGATCGTCAACAGAAATTAAATCAAGTGAAGTATTACTTT